TTTGTAAATAGATTAGCTAGAGTAGTAGAAATACCTAAAGCTTTTAATACTGGTATTGATGTTGGTGATATAATTGTTATACACCAAAACGTGTTTAGAGTATTCTATGACATGAGAGGAGAAAAAAAGAAAAGTAGATCTTGGTTCAAAGATGATTTATATTTTTGTGCTATAGATCAAATCTATTTATATAATAAAGGTGACAAGTGGAAGTCTTTTGGAGACAGATGCTTTATTTCACCTATAAAAGATACAGAGTCTTTAACGTTAGATAAAGAAAAAAGCCTTGTTGGTATATTAAAATATGACAATAGCTCCTTAAACGCGCTAGGAATCAACTCAGGAGACTTAGTTGGTTATACGCCGAATGGAGAATGGGAGTTTTTAGTTGACGGTAAAAGATTATACTGTATGAAATCTAATGATATCGTAATTAAATATGAACACCAAGGAAACGAAGTTGAATATAATCCAAGCTGGGCAGAGAGCAGTGGAGGAGTTAATCAAAGTAGCTAAAGAAGCTATTGTTGATTCAGATGACGATATATCAGCAGATAGATTAAAAAACGCTGCAGCTACAAAAAAGCTAGCTATATTTGATGCGTTTGAAATACTAAATAGAATAGAAGCTGAAGAGAATATGTTAAATGAAAAACCAGTGGAGGTTAAAGAAGAGAAATCTTTTAGAGGCTTTGCAGAAGGGAGATCTAAATAATGTACGAGCAGACTTTATATAAAGTATTGAAAGACCACATAAAGCCTAAGGTTTTAAAGAGAACTAACAGGTATAAAAAGTGGGAGTACGGTTACAACCAGGAACACGATATGGTTGTTATAAGTAAAACCGGAGAGATAGGTGATATTTATGAAATACAAGATTTAAAAATAGCTTTGCCAAAAGCTGAAAATGTACATACATTTGAAGAGGACAGGTGGAAGCACACTGAATACCCAAAGGAGCTTAGTAGAATCAAATCAGTATTTGATTGGGAAGAATACCCTTTGGACTTTAAAGAAAAATGGTATGATTACATTGATGAAGAATTTAATAGAAGAGAACAAGGCTTTTGGTTCTATAATAAGGGTTTGGCTACTTACATTACTGGTACTAACTATATGTACTTGCAGTGGAGCAAAATTGACGTTGGGCAGCCAGACTTTAGGGAATCAAATAGACTATTCTACATATTCTGGGAAGCTTGTAAAGCCGATCCGCGCTGCTACGGCATGTGCTACCTTAAAAATAGACGGTCAGGTTTTTCATTTATGGCAAGTGGGGAAACGGTTAACCAAGCAACAATATCTACAGATTCACGCTTTGGTATACTCTCGAAATCTGGACCCGATGCAAAGAAGATGTTTACTGACAAAGTTGTCCCAATATCAGTTAACTATCCCTTCTTCTTCAAACCAATACAAGACGGTATGGACAGGCCGAAGACAGAACTCGCGTACAGAGTACCAGCATCAAAGTTCACAAGGCGTAAACTCGATTCAAACGAGAAGCTACAGGAAATTACCGGCCTCGACACAACGATCGATTGGAAGAACACAGGGGACAACTCATATGACGGTGAGAAATTAAAACTACTAGTACACGATGAAAGTGGAAAATGGGAGAGACCAACAAATATATTAAACAACTGGAGAGTAACAAGAACCTGTCTAAGACTTGGATCTAGAATTATAGGTAAGTGTATGATGGGATCAACATCTAATGCTTTAGACAAAGGAGGCGATAACTTTAAAAAACTTTACAATGATTCAGACGTTACACAAAGAAACGCCAATGGACAGACTCGCTCAGGATTATATTCTTTGTTCATACCTATGGAATGGAACTACGAAGGCTACATTGATTCTTATGGCTTTCCTGTATTCAATACACCAAAAAAAGAAGTAGTAGGTCCTTTTGGAGATGCTATAACACAAGGAGTAATAGAATATTGGAACAATGAAGTTGAAGGTCTTAAAAGCGATCAAGACGGTTTAAATGAATTTTATAGACAATTTCCGCGTACAACTAAACACGCATTTAGAGACGAGTCTAAAGAATCTTTATTTAACCTAACAAAAATATACGAGCAAATAGATTTCAATGAAGATCTTAAAAACTCAATATCAGTTACTCAAGGAAGCTTTCAATGGGAGAACGGGGTTAAAGATACAAAGGTTATGTTTGTGCCAAATAAAAATGGTAGATTCAGAGTTTCCTGGATTCCACCTTTAAATCTCCAAAATCGTGTGATAATAAAGGGTGGACTTAAATATCCAGGTAATGAGCACTGCGGAGCTTTTGGCTGTGATAGCTACGATATATCAGGTACAGTTGATAAAAGAGGATCAAATGGATCTTTACACGGTTTAACTAAGTTTAGCATGGAGGATGTGCCTCCGAATCATTTTTTTTTAGAATATATAGCTAGACCACAAACCGCTGAAATATTTTTTGAAGATGTTTTAATGGCTTTGGTTTTTTATGGTATGCCAATACTTGCAGAGAATAATAAGCCTAGATTATTATATCATTTAAAAAGAAGAGGCTATAGAAAGTTCTCTATAAATAGACCAGATAAAAAATATAATAAATTATCAGTAACAGAAAGAGAGCTTGGTGGAATACCAAATTCAAGTGAAGATATAAAACAAGCACACGCCGCTGCAATTGAATCTTATATAGAGGATTTTGTAGGTTTAAAAACTACAGGCTACGGTGATATGTACTTTCAAAGAACATTAGAAGACTGGGCAAAGTTCAATATAAACAACAGAACAAAGCATGATGCTTCTATTAGTTCTGGTTTAGCATTAATGGCTTGTAATAAAAATAGATACGCTCCGTCTGCTCCAGTTAGAAGAGAAGCTGTAGATTTAGGAATTAAAAAATACGACAACAAAGGTGTCACATCAAAAATAATAAGTTAAATGGGTATATACACTAACACCAATAGCGCTTTTCCAAGCCAAGTAGTAAGCGACGCTGAAAAAGCTAGCTGGGAATACGGAACTCAAGTTGCTCAAGCAATAGAGTATGAGTGGTTTGACCAAGGGCGATCTGGAGGTAATAGATATCTAACTAATTGGAATAATTTCCATTCGTTAAGACTTTACGCTAGAGGTGAACAGCCTGTACAAAAATATAAAGATGAATTATCTATTAACGGTGATTTGTCTTATCTTAATTTAGACTGGAAACCAGTACCTATTTTATCTAAGTTCGTAGACATAGTAGTTAACGGTATATCACAAAAGTCTTACGACATAAAAGCTTACTCTCAAGATCCTAGCTCAGTTAAAAGAAGAACTGAATATGCAAGCAAGCTTCAAGAAGATATGGTTGCTAAAGAATATTTAGATAGTTTAAAGCAAACATTAGGTATTGACTTACATCAATCACCAAGTGGAGTTGTAGTTCCAGAATCTAAAGAAGAGCTTGAACTACATATGCAGCTTAGTTACAAGCAGTCAATTGAAATAGCAGAAGAAGAAGCTATATCAACTGTATTTGCTCAAAATAAATACGATCTTGTAAGACGTAGGTTAAATATGGATCTTACAACTATTGGTATTGCTGCTGGTAAAACTAACTTTAATACAGCTGAAGGAATTACTGTTGATTACGTTGATCCTGCTTATATGGTTTACTCATATACAGAAGATCCAAACTTTGAGGATATATATTATGTAGGCGAAGTAAAGTCTATAACAATACCAGAGCTTAAAAAAGAGTTTCCTGGTATATCAGAAGAAGAATTAAAGAAAATACAAGAAACACCTGGAAATAGACAATATATAACAGGTTGGGGTAATTACGATGAAAACACCGTACAAGTCATGTACTTTGAATACAAGACTTACCATAATCAAGTATTTAAAATAAAGCAAACAGATTCAGGTTTATTAAAAGCTTTAGAAAAGCCAGATACATTTGATCCGCCTGAAAATGACAACTTTGAAAGAGTGTCTAGATCAATAGAGGTTTTATACACTGGCGCAAAAGTTTTAGGAACTAACACTATATTAGACTGGGGCTTAGCAGAGAACATGTCTAGACCAATGGCAGACACAACTAAGGTTGAAATGAATTACACGATATGTGCTCCTAGAATGTATAAGGGACGCATAGAGTCTGTTGTAAGTAAATGTATTGGGTTTGCAGATATGATTCAGCTAACACATCTTAAATTGCAACAGGTAATGTCTAGAATGGTACCAGATGGTGTCTACTTAGATATGGACGGTTTAGCTGAGGTTGATCTTGGAAATGGTACTAATTATAATCCTGCAGAGGCTTTGAATATGTATTTCCAAACAGGTTCTATTGTAGGTAGATCAATGACGCAAGACGGTGATATGAATCCAGGTAAAGTACCTATTCAAGAACTTAATAGCTCAAGCGGCCTTGGTAAAATACAAGCGCTTATACAAACGTATCAATATTATTTACAAATGATACGCGATGTGACCGGATTAAACGAAGCTAGAGATGGAAGCTCACAAGATAAAAACTCTTTAGTAGGTCTTCAAAAAATGGCTGCTAACGCGTCTAACGTTGCAACTAGACATATTAAGCAAGCTAGTTTATATCTTACATTAAAGCTAGCGGAAAACGTGTCTCTTAAAATAGCAGATGCTTTATATTTCCCATTAACAGCTGAGTCGCTTAAAAATTCTATATCAACTTTTAACGTTGAAACATTACAACAGGTTGTTGATTTAAACTTATATGACTTTGGTATATTCTTAGAATTAGAGCCAGATGATGAAGAGCAAGCTAAGTTAGAAGAGAATATACAGGTTGCATTGGGTCAAGGAGGTATAGACCTTGAAGACGCTATAGATTTAAGACAAATTAAAAATCTTAAACTAGCCAACCAAATGCTTAAGGTTAAGCGTAAGCAAAAAGCTATTCAAGATCAAGCTAACCAACAGGCTAACATTCAAGCTCAAGCCGCTGCTCAAGCAGAGACTGCAGAAAAAACAGCGATGGCTGAAGTTCAAAAGCAAGAAGCTATATCAGGTTCTAAAGTTCAGTACGAACAAGCTAGAACTCAAATGGAAATAAACAAAATGCAAATAGCAGCTGATTTAGAAAAAATTAAAATGCAGCAAAAGTTTGAATACGATATGCAACTAAAGCAAATTGAAGTTCAAGCTATGCAGCAAAAAGAATCAGCTATAGAAGATAGAAAAGATAAACGTAGCAAAATGGAAGCTACACAACAAAGTGAAATGATAAGCCAAAGACAAAACGATAGCTTACCTAAAGACTTTGAAAACGAACCCGATATGGGTATGCAAGCTTTCATGTAGAAAGTAAACAATTATTTAATTATATTATATTATGTCAGAAGTAAAAACAAATGAACCTGTTAAGCAGGAAGGTGAGTTTAAAATTAAAAAGAAAACTCCAAAAAAATTAACAACACCAAGCAGTGAACCTGTTAAAGTTAACATCAAAGAACCTTTAGTAGAGGTTCCAGCAGAGGTTACCAAGGTGGTAATACCAAAAGAAGATGCCATTCAAATCGGAGAAACAAAGGAAGTTCTTGTGGAAGAACCATCCGGAGATAGCACTCAGGTGGGAGAACAAGTACAAGAGCCCGTCAAAGATGCTGAAGAGTTTACACCAATCAAAGAAGTTGAAGTAGCTAAAGTAGAAGCTGAAGTTAAAGAAGCTCTAAGAGATGAAAAAGTTTTAGGTAAACAATTACCTGAAAACATTGAAAAACTAGTTAGCTTTATGGAAGAAACTGGTGGAACAATTGAAGATTACACAAGGCTTAATGCCGATTACTCTAATGTAGATGAAAAAACATTGTTAAAAGAGTATTACAAAAAAAATAAACCTTATTTAGATAATTCAGATGTTGAACTTCTTTTAGAAGATTTTGACTATGACGAAGACCTAGAAGAGGAAAGAGATATACGTAAGAAAAAACTTGCGTTTAAAGAAGAAGTTGCAAAAGCAAAAGGTTTTTTAGAGGAAACGAAAAACAAATATTACGATGAAATCAAGTTGAGATCAAACGTAAATCCTGATTCTCAAAAAGCAATTGACTTTTTCAACCGATATAACAAGCAGCAAGAAGTAGCTGAGCAACAACATTCACAGTTTCAAGAAAGTACTAAACAACTTTTCAACGATGATTTCGAAGGTTTCGATATTAAAGTCGGTGACAAGAGCTATAAGTACAACATTCAAAACCGTGAAAAAGTTGCAGAAAACCAATCAAATATTAACAACCTTGTCGGGAAGTTCCTAGACTCTGATGGTAATGTTAGTGACACGAAAGGTTATCACAAAGCTATGTACGCAGCTGACAACGTAGATAAAATTGCCTCTCATTTTTATGAGCAAGGAAAAGCTGACGCCGTTAAAGACGTTATGAGCAAATCAAAAAACCTAAGTGACACCAAAGCTAGGTCTCAACAAGGTGATGTGTTTGTAAACGGGTTTAAAGTTAAAGCTATTTCAGGTAGTGATTCTTCGAAATTAAAAATAAAAACAAGAAAATTTAACTAAAAAAAACAAACAATTATGAGTTTAACTCCTCAATTTGGGTCTATTGTCCCATCTCAAGTACAAGCTTTGTTGCCATCTAACTACTTACAGTTTAACAATGGCGCAAATGACTTCGCACAACAGTACTTACCTGAAATCTACGAACAAGAAGTAGAGCGTTACGGAAACAGAACTTTATCTGGATTCTTACGTATGGTAGGAGCTGAAATGCCAATGACTTCTGATCAAGTAATTTGGTCTGAACAAAATAGATTACACATCTCTTACGCAGGCGTTGGTTCTGGAGCAGATGGTGGTGGACCAGGTGCTACTGACAACGTTTTAACTGTTGGAGGTGCTGACACTAATGTAATTTCTATTTCTGATACAATCGTTGTATTAGATCCTGCTACTGGATTAGAAGATAAAGGATATATTACTGGATCAACTACAGGTGTAGGTGGAAATGTAACTTACCAATCTTATACAAACGTTGGACTTATTGCTCAAGGATTCACTAATACAGGTCTTAAGATCTTTGTATATGGTTCTGATTACGCAAAAGGTTCTAACTTAGCTGGTGTAGCTGCAGGAGCTGGTGCTCAAGCCGCTAACACAAGAGTAAGTGTTGATCCTTCTTTCACACAATATTCTAACTCTCCAATCATTATCCGTAACCAATATACAGTATCTGGTTCTGATATGGCACAAATCGGATGGGTTGAAGTTGCAACTGAAGACGGAACATCTGGTTACCTATGGTATTTAAAAGCTGAATCTGAAACTCGTTTACGTTTTGAAGATTACTTAGAAATGTCAATGGTAGAAGGTGAATACAACCAAGTTGGTGCGACTGCTGGAACAAACCCTGGAACACAAGGTTTATTCTCTGCTATCCAAACTCGTGGTAACGTAGAAGTAGGATTTACTGCTGCTGCTGGACTTGATGAATTTGATGCTATCCTTAAGAATTTAGATACTCAAGGAGCTATTGAAGAAAACATGTTATTCTTACAAAGACAAACATCTTTAGATTTTGATGATATGCTAGCTGCAATCTCTGGTGGAACTGCCGGTGGTACTGCTTTTGGTTTATTTGAAAACTCAGAAGAAATGGCTTTGAATTTAGGATTTAGCGGTTTCCGTAGAGGATCTTACGATTTCTATAAGACTGACTGGAAATACTTAAATGACGCTTCTACTCGTGGAGGTATTGTAGGTATCAATTCCGTTGAAGGTGTATTAGTACCTGCTGGAACTTCTACAGTTTACGATCAAATCTTAGGAACTAACATTCGTCGACCATTCTTACACGTGCGATACAGAGCTTCACAAGCTGATGATCGTCGTATGAAGTCTTGGTTAACTGGTTCTGCTGGTGGCGCTTATACTTCAACTCTTGATGCTATGGAAGTAAACTTCCTATCTGAAAGATGTTTAGTAACTCAAGCTGCTAACAACTTTGTACTTTTCAAAGGAATCTAATTGATTCAACATTAATAATAATCCCTGCCTTCGGGTGGGGGTTTTTTATATGACAATAGCCTATTACTATTTATATACTATGGCTAATGTCACAATTTTAAACTATTTAATTATATCATATTATGGCTAAAAAAGCTACAGCAGAAACAATTGAGGTTGCACCTCAAGAGGTAGCAGTTAAAACTGCACCAATCAAACCCACAAAACCAACGTGGGAAATTAAAGATAGAGTTTACTATTTAAAAGGTAATAAAAATCCTTTAACTCTAACTATACCTAGTAAACATACAAGAAAACATTCGTTACTTTATTTTGATGAAGAATCTGGAAAACAGAGGGAAATAAGATATGCAACGAATCAAGATTCTCCACTTGTAGATGAACAAAAAGGAGAATGTACCATGGGTCATATTAGATTTTCTAATGGAGATTTAAAAGTACCAAAAGCACAGCAAAACTTGCAAAAACTATTATCTTTGTATCACCCATTAAAAGGTAGAATATACGAAGAGTTTAGCGCAACAGAGGTAGCTGAAGACGAACTAGATGTTTTAGATCTTCAAATTGATGCTTTAAATGCTGCTAGACACATGGACATAGATCAAGCTGAGGCTATCTTACGTGTTGAAAAAGGATCTCAAGTAAATACTATGAGTTCTAAAGAACTTAAAAGAGATTTGTTGTTATTCGCTCGAAACAATCCTTCATTGTTTATTAACTTAGCTAATGACGAAAACGTTATGCTACGTAATTTTGCAATTAGAGCATCTGAAGCAGGTATAATTAACTTATCTCAAGATCAAAGAACATTTACATGGGGATCAAATGGTAGAAAACTAATGAACGTTCCGTTTGACGAAAACCCTTACTCTGCATTTGCGGCTTTCTTAAAGACTGACGAAGGTGTAGAAATCTATAAGTCTATAGATAAAAAACTATAAAAACAAGTAATACTATATTGTAGTAGCTAGGCCACTTTAAACGTGGCTTAGTTTCTATAATTAATAAAAAATAAAAAATGGCGGTAAGTGTAAACACGGTATATCAAACAGTCTTGTATATAATAAACAAAGAGCAGAGAGGTTACGTAACACCTGCCGAGTTTAATAGTATAGCTGAGCAGGTTCAAGACGAAATATTTCAGTCTTATTTTCCTGACGGTAACCAGCAAAATAGAAAAAACCAAACAAATGCTCAGAATGATACTGAATTTTTTGATATGTTTAAGGATATATCTTACAAATTATATCCTTTTGAAAAAGAAGCTTCATTTACTTACAACACACCTAATGATGGCTGGGTTTATTCTGGAGCTGGAGAACTTTACAAGATAGGTGAAATATCTACAAATTACAGTGACGTAAACCCTAACGTATCTTCAATAGCACAGTTGGGTAGTAAAAAAGATTATTCTAAAATAATAAGATCAAAACTAACCGCACCGACTAATAAGCATCCGCTGTGTTTAACAACTTCTACTAACACGCCGATATTTCCTAAAACAACGAATCAACTAATATTAAAGATAAATCCAAAGCCAAGCACTGTTACTGTAAACTCTATATTCAAGCCAACCTCACCAAGTTGGGGTTTTACTATTGGAGCTTTAGGTCAATATCTATTTAGTCCATCTGGCATTTCAGGTTCTTCAACCGTAGACTTTGAGTTAGATATTTCTGAGAAAAACAATATAATCATAAATATATTAAAGTACTGTGGTGTAATAGTGAACGACCCTAGTATAATACAAATAGCAGAGCAAGAATCTCAAAAAACTGAAATAAACGAAAAATCATAATAAATGAGTTTAATAACTGAAACAAACCAACAATATTATCAAGGAGCTCAAGGTTTTAGAGGTGACGGTGTTGAACTATCTTTTAAAACTACATTTGATACAGATTTAATCTTAGGTAGTTTTGATCCTAACAATATAAACTATTCTTTAAACAACTTCAAGCTATACACGAGTACTTCTGGATTGCCGGGTTCTTACGTTGAATATATTACAGATTTCTCTGTAGTAGACAATTCTATAACTTTTGAAGCTGGCTCAGAACCAGCTAATGGTTTATACATAGTAGTTCAACTAAAGAAGCTAGATGGTGGACTTTACGGTGCCACGGAGGCAGAGAAGGCATATGGAGAAGTAGTTGAAAACAATTACGGTGGATATTCATATATAACATTAGATGATGCTATAGATAACTTTATGGTTGGTTATGTTGGAGATGGAAAACTTATACAAACAGCTAAAAAATCTGATGTATTGTTTTTTGCTAAAAGAGGTTTACAAGAATTTAGCTATGACACTTTGAAAAGTGTTAAATCAGCAGAGTTAACTATACCTATTAGTTTAACGCTGCCTTTGCCTCAAGACTATGTTAGCTACGTTAAAGTATCTTGGATAGATCAACTGGGTGTAAAGCATGTTATATATCCTGCTAACAACTTAACTACAAGTCCTTACTACACGCAGATACAAGACGAAAAAGGAGTTCCAACTCAAGACAACTTTGGGTCAGATATCGAAGGTACATCGATAACTCAAGAAAGATGGCACGAAGGCAATGCTCAAGATTTTTTGTTAGACAACGCAGGTTTATCTGGTATAAATGATTTCGCTTTTAACTGGAACCAAAACGGTGAGTGGATTGGTTATAGAAACTATGGTGAGCTATATGGACTAGACCCTCAATACTCACAAATGAATGGTTGGTTTAATTTAAACGAACGTGAAGGCAAAATGTCTTTTTCTAGTCATTTAGTAAACCGTTTAATAGTACTAGAATACGTTTCCGATGGATTAGCATATGATTCAGATACTAAGATCCCTAAGATGGCAGAAGAGGCTTTATACGTGCATATACTGCATGCTATAATATCAACACGTGCTAATCAACCAGAATATTTAGTTCAAAGATTGAAAAAAGAAAGATCTGCTAAGTTGAGAAACACAAAAATAAGATTATCTAATATAAAGCTTGAAGAAATAACTCAAGTAATGAGAGGTAAATCTAAATGGATAAAACACTAAAATTAAATGGCTAAAGCTTCAAATACTTTTTTAAAGTCCAAGATGAATAAAGACTTGGATGCTCGTATTATTGCAAACAACGAATACAGAAATGCAATAAATGTACAGGTTAATAAATCAGAAGGTGATAATGTAGGTTCTTTAGAGAATGTACTAGGTAACACTAAAGTTGCTGATGTAGGTGAAGCAACTGGCGCTTCTAACTTAAATTGTATAGGCAAAGTTGTTGACGACTCAAGTGGTGTTGCTTACTTATTCTACACTAACCATAATGGAAATTTAAACAACTACAATCCTTTAGCTAAAAACTTTATAATATCTTTTGACTCTAAAACAGACTCAATAACAACTTTAGTTGAAGGTGCTTTTTTAAACTTTTCAACTAAACATCCTATATATGGTATAAATGTTTTAGAAAACTTATTGTTTTGGACTGACAACAGAAATCAGCCAAGAAAAATAAACATACAAAAAGCTAGTACAGCACTTGGTTACTATACCACAGAAGATCAAATATCTGTAGCTAAATACAATCCTCATAAAGCAATAGAACTATTTTCAGAAAGTGAATTGTCATCTGGAGATTACGAGTCAACAATGAAAGATGTATCTAGCTTTTATTTACCAAATGGTGGAAAAGGAATTATAAAAAACGACGTAACAGCCGGTGACACACAGGTAGACTTAAGTACGCTTGAAGGCGATATAGTCGTGCCTGGTCCATATGGAGCAACCGGCGCTAGCGTGTCTTACACTACAAGTACAAATCCTCCTTCTATAGTTGAAGTTGCTGGTGTTACAGTTAGTAGCTTTACTTACAATGACTCTACTAGCGCTTGGGAAGTTACAGTCACAGGTGGTACTTTGCCTGATCTAGATGATATAACTCAAAGCATAGTTTTCAACGCTAACCCTTATTATAATAAAGACTACGCTGGTGATCCAACTTATTTGGAAGACAAGTTTGCTAGATTTGGATATAGATTTAAGTTTGACGACGATGAATACTCTTTATTTTCTACATTTACTCAGTCTACTTTTATACCAAAGCAAGACGGTTATTTTATGTATGTTAAAAAAGACGAAGCAGATAACGTACAAGATGTAAATGATCAAGACGCAGCTTATAGAAGTTCTATAGTTTCTTTTATGGAAAACAAAGTAGATAACATAGAACTTAGAATACCACTTCCTTTTGAAAACTACGAGCTTCAAGATAAATTAAAAGTTAAGTTTTTAGAAATACTATATAAAGAGTCAGATGGTGCTTCTGTAAAAGTAGTAGACTCTGTAGATATCAACACTATATTCAATGCAGCTGCAGTGTGTCAAGCTTCTGCCGCAACAACAACAATAACTCTAACTGTTGACAACGTTCAAGGTGGTATAAACATCGGCGATAGAGTAACAGGGTTTGGCATACTAGGTACATCGTTTGTAACTATAGATAACTATGAGCCTGACAATCCAGAAGAAAATCCTAGTACTTCAGGTACTATAACTTTAAGCTCAGCTCAAACAATAGCTGAAGACACTGTTTTAACAATAGGTGAAACAGATTATTATACCTATAATTACAAGTCTAAAAAACCTATCAAAACTCTACCAGAAAAAGATTTAATAAGAGTATATGACAAAATACCAGTGCGAGCTTTTGCACAAGAAGTATCTGGTAATAGAGTTATATATGGTAATTTTCAAGATAAACATTCAGCTCCAGATCATTTAAATTATAACGTAGCTGTTACGGAGAAAACTGAATTCACACTTAATGAAGTTACAGTAGACGCAGACGCTATACCTTCGGGGTCTACGACAATAACATTCACAAACTACAATCCTAAAGGCGGCTCAACTATACAAGTGGGTTACGTAGTTATTTGCCCAGGTATACCAGAAGGAACGTTGGTAACAAGTGTAACTACCGGCGGTGGAAACACCGGAACTATAACTCTAGATACAGCTACAACAGCTAATATTAATTTAGGGCAAGTTATAATAATAGAACCAGGTGGAGACGTTCAAAACACTAGTAGTGTTATAGAATATCCAAACCATAGTTTGAAAACGAATAGAAATTATCAAGTAGGAGTTATTCTTTCTGATAGATACGGTAGACAATCTGGAGTTATATTGTCTGACAACAAAGATCTAATAACTATAAATGGTAATAAATTTATAGGATCCACAGTTTACTCTCCATATATAGACTCTAGTGTTCAGCCAGACGAATGGCGAGGTAATTCTATAAAAATGTTGTTTAATGAAACTATAGCAACAGCAGGAACTCCAGGTGTTTATAATGGAGATCAAACATCTAGCGATTATAATCCTCTTGGTTGGTATACATTTAAGGTTGTTGTTAAACAAACTGAGCAAGAATATTATAATGTGTATTTGCCAGGTATTATGGCAGCGTATCCTAATAATACTACTTTAGAAGTTGGTAAAACATCTCACATAGCTTTAATAAGTGATAATATAAATAAAGTACCTAGAGACTTGTCTGAGGTTGGTCCAGATCAAAATCAATTTAGAAGTTCTATAAAGCTATATGGAAGAGTTGAAAATTCTAACGTAGAGGTTTCAGAAACGCTAGGTAACATAGGTGATAGCAATTTACAGTACTACCCAGGTAGAACTTTTGATTTTGCGTCAACTGTAGCTACAAACACAGATCTATTTGATTACAATCCTCAAGATCCTCCAGCTCCAAATTATTTTCCTCAATTTTACTCTGTAGAATCTAATCCATATATAGCAAGAATAAATACAGCTAAAAGAATAGGGCAAGTTGCTGATGTTAACTTTACCTCGGTTAGCGCTATTATAGCTGTTACAGAAACAACAGACACATTAAAGCTAACTTCTGTTTCTGGGGTTACAGCTGATATAGAAATCGGTGATAAGGTTGTTGGACCAGGCTTTCCAGATGACTTAGTTGTTTCAGGTTCTGGTTTTAGCAGTGGAAACACAGTTAGAGCAGGCGCTGTTATAGCTGGAACTGGTTTTACCGGAACATTATTTGAGTTATCATCTCAAGGCGCAGGTACAGATCCTATAGTACCAGGTTTAATAGTTGAAACAACAACAGGTGTTCCTGAAGGAACTGTTGTTTTAAATGTTTCAGGCACAATACCTAATCTTGAAATAGAAGTTAATAATGTGGTTCAAGTAACAGGTGGTCAACTTCTAGATTTTAACGAAGCAGATAGTTTAGTTGTTTCTACAGTTTTGCCAGTTACTCTTGGAGACTCAATAAATGTATATAGCGCTGAAACGCCAGGTATACAATACTTAGCTGTTTATGAAACAGAACCAGTTAAAAGCTTACTAGATATATTTTGGGAAACATCAACAACTGGATTTATACAAGACATAAACGATGTTATAATAAATGAAAATGATGGAGGCAGCGGCGCTGCAGGTCTTTCAAACTGGAATGATAATCCTTTCAACGAAAGTTTAAGATCTGGTGAAAACTGTTTACAAGCACCTATTTATTTAGTTGATAACTTCGGAGCAGCTATACCATCTGGAGATATTGACGTACCTTTAGCTTTAGATAGTGTTATTGACGATAATGGAATAAATGTTCAAACAGAATATGTTTTTGATCCATATCCATTTCCTGGGCCAACCGTGCAACAACCTGTTTTTTCTTTTGAAGAAACAACACCTGGTAGTTATGAGTATATGCTTAAAACAGCCAATGGTTTTGCTTCATTTATATATTACGGAATTGACGAAGGTGCTAGAAACTTTACGCTAACTTTTTCAGCTACAGTTAATGATTTACCTATAACAATAACTCAAGATTTAAGCTTAGGCAATACACAGCCACATATTCCAACATCATCAGGGAATAGTTCAACTGTACAGGTTTTAAACGACCAAACCTCTGTAACAGATATAAAAGTATATACAGGTAGTGAAGATATAGGTGCGGGTTGGGACGTTACAACATTAAATACTTCTTATCCTTTACCAGCTGGACTACAAACCACTGGAACTGCTTTTACACCACCAGGAGATCCACTAACACCTTTTGGAGTTATAAATGCTGTTTCTAGTAGTAACACTTTTGTAGTTTATAACTGGGCAGCTTTAATTATAGATGTAGATAATATACTATATAGATCTACTTCAAATACTTTTGGAAGTGTTCCTTCTGGAACATATATCGTTTCTAAACAAGCAGACACGCCTGTTGCTGGTCAAACAACTGTAACTGTTAATAACAACATAACAGTACCGGCGTTTACGAGCAATTCTTCTGCTACATTACAAACTGGAACACCAGGTCAACTAGAAGTTTCTGCGGCTGTAACAGTTGGAGAAGGTCAAATACTAAATACAACTAATTCATCAGAACTTTGGGACGATTGTCCTTTAGCACCTTTTTATCCTGGCGGAACAAACGTTAGGTACGTAGGTGAACTACAAGCTGTCAACGGAGCAGGTTGGAGATCAACAGATATACTTGGCAACACTCAAAAATATAAAGATTTAACTTTCACTAAAATAAGTGAAGTTAGAGGAGCTGGAACACCTGGGGAAGAAACATTGTTTCCAGGTTATTTTGCTTTAGAAAACCCAGGCGCTGCTTCATTCAATTCAGCGGCAAAAATAGACTTAGTTAACACTGGTTATCAAGATGCAAATATGCCTTCAGATGTTTACACTATAACATATGAGGTATCTGATCCAGGAGATACAGTACAATGTCAAGCTATAGTAAACACAGGTTTAGTTATATGTGATTTACAAGAGTGGACTTTAGAGGGTTATTATAGAGACTGTTCAGGAAATATACCTACAGGAGTTTCCTATGAAGGAAGATTTATATTTGTTAGAGTTTGTGATCCAAACGGTGGCTTAATAGGTGGTACAAATGTTAATGGTTGGTATGCTTGGTTAAGCGGAAATCAAGGTGGTGAATTTTCAAGCTGGCAAAATTTAGTATCTAGTAATGGTAGTAGTAATATTATAATAAATCCAACAGGAGGTACTGGAGGCGCAAACATGGCTACAGAAGGTTGGACAGCTAAATTTGTAGACATAGCTACTTTAAAAAATGTTATTGCTACAAATCAAACAATAATTGGAGGTTGTTTGGTGTATGGAGGAAGTTCTTACGCTTATACTTGGACATTAACTGCTGGAACAGGAACAAATACGCCTTTAGTTCCTTCCACATCTAACTATCTATTTTCTATAGTGTAGTTGTAATTTAAAATTAAAATAAGTGATAATTAAAATATGGGAGCAGTAGTAGAAGTAAAATACTTTAACACTTTTATTCTTAAAAAGACGAATAATCAAGATGAACCAATATGGAATGGGTCTTTTGGTATACCCGAAGATATAGGTGGTTACGAAAGAGTTTCTTCTTCTGACGACAAAAACTGGGCTATAGAAGAGTCTAGAATACGAGGCGGTTATAACAATACAACAGTCGATTTTGGAGTTAAAGCTTATATAGTAGAAGAAAAAAATAAAGCTTCTTTTAGATCTAGCTCTTTAATATACTCTGGTATATTTAATTCTAGAACTGGTATTAATCAAACAAACGTGTTTTCTGTTGGTGAAGACATAACTAAAACAGCAGATCCAGCTAATGCTTCAATACAGAGGTTATATGCTGAAGACGCAAACTTAGTTATATTTCAAGAAAATAAAGTATCTAGAGCTTTAATAGATAAAGACGCTATATATAATGCTGAAGGCGGAGGGTCTGTAACATCTACTAATCTTGTTATAGGTCAAATAGTTCCTTACGCAGGTGAGTATGGTATAAGTAAAAATCCTGAAAGTTTTGCTGTATATGGTTACGCTAAATATTTTTCAGACACAAACAATAACTGTGTACTAAGGTTATCTAACAGTGGCATAGACGAAATATCGTCTTATGGAATGAAAGATTACTTTAGAGACGAAGTAAATAGAGTAAATACTAATTCAAGCGTTGGTTTGATAATTGGCGGTTATGACATGCATAATAGTCAATATGTTGTATCTACGCAAGTAGCTAACACAGGTATTAAGTTAGATTATAACACATTGTCTTTTGACGAAAACGCTAAAGGTTGGGTTAGTTTCTTTACTTTTAGACCTAGTCAAATATTTAGTATAAATAATAAATTTTACACTACAAACTCAGATGGAGTGTGGAAGCATTATTCTAACAGTAATAGAGGTAATTTTTATGGCGTAGACAACAAGAGTAAAGTTACTGTTTCTTTTAACGCCGCACCATCTAACTCTAAAACATTTAGTACGGTTTCTTATGAAGGCGCTAATGGGTGGATGGTTGACTCTATTGTTTCTGATGAAACAGGAGCTGACACGCAGCCGGTTATAGACTGGAGATCTCATTTTGATAGTACTAGTGGTATTTATAGTTATTATGAAGGTGAATTTGTTGAAGCTGCTTCATCTGCGTCTGTTAAACAAACAGTTGCTGGTACATCAGTATTAATAAGCGCTAGCGTTAATCCTGTTTTAAACTCTAGTGTTTCTGGAACTGGAGTTGTAGCTAACACTACGGTTTCTTCTTATACACTAGTTGAAGCTCAAGCAATAGATCAATCTGTTAACAACATTGTAACAATCACGTCAACAAGTAGCATTATACCAGCTGGGACTTTTGTTTCTGGAAACAATATACCATCAGGAACTTCTGTGGTTTCATTTAATAATTCAACAGGTGAACTAGTACTTAATACGGATGTACAAATAAATGCTGGTGATTTTATAGGTTTCAATAACTTAGGGATTTTAACAGTCAACAATAGTTGTAGTTTTACTGAAAATACAACCTTAAACTTCGTTAGTGTAACTAGTAGATCTAACTACCAAAGCGTTTTTGGTACAGGCAACCCTCAGTTTCCAGTTCATCACGCTGGTTTTGAAAGAAAAGAAAACAAGTACGTAGCAAACTTAATTAACAATAGTTCTGCTAATGACAGCGAAGTCATTTGGGGTAATTCAATGAGTGGAATAAAAGGTTTTTATGCCTTAGCAACTTTCTCAACAGATTCAACTACGGATCCTGGAGGTGAAAAACAGTTGTTTCAAGTTTCAACTAATTACAATATAAACAATGGATATTAATAATAAAAATATAAAGATATGCCAATAGGAGCAGGAGCAGTTATAGGTCTTGGAGCCTCTATATTAGGTGGCGTTTTTGGAGCTTCGTCTGCCAAGAAAGCAGCGCAAGCAGCAGCTAGAGAGAAGAGACGCTTACAGAACAAGCTAAACAATTTAGAGAAAAATAGACAAGAAGTTGTAAACCCTTACGAAGATTACACTAGTCTTAGCGGAATGATAACTAATCCTTTCGCCAACCTAGGTGTCGCAACTGGAGCTGCTGAGATTAAAATTGAAGAAGCTGATATCTCACTAGCTAATACATTAGATACAATGAGAGCTACAGGAGCTGGCGCTGGTGGAGCTACGGCTTTAGCTCAAGCGGCTTTAAGATCTAAAAAAGGCGTAGCAGCTAGTATAGAGCAACAAGAAAAAGCTAATGAAGACAAAGCAGCTGCTGGAGAGCAAAGAGCTCAACAACAAAAGATAGCTGAAGAACAAAGAATGCAGCAAGCTGGCGCTATGGGTAAACAATTTGTTTTTGGTGAAACAGAAAAAAGACAAGTTAAAGAAATGGATAGGACTTATGCAGAATTAATGGGTACTGAACAAGATAGAGCTCAAGCTAAAGCAGATCAAACAGGTGCTATAACAGGCGCACTTGGGTCTATAGCTTCAATTGGTGGTGGAATGTTAGGATAATTAAAAAAACAAAATGGAAAAAAACTTAAATCAAAACCTTTTTTTACAGCAGTTTAATGAAAGTGATGCTATAGCTTACAATGAAGGTTTTACATCTAGCACTAGTGATTATAATTTTCAGCTACTAGAAAATGCGTATAGAAATACTGGTAGAATTTATGCTAAGTTAAAATTAGCTGTAGACTCTAATAACTGTCAAGATGAAACTTGCGCTTACGAGTTGTCTGAAATTAAGCACCTACAAGAATCTCCACAATTGTCTTTAGATTTTTTATCTTCTCTTTTAGCAGAGTTAAGTGTTACAGATGATCCAAACTTTGATCCTAACAATAATTTTAAATACACAGCTGCTAACAGTGTTATGACTGCTAAACCTGGTTTTTCTAAGTCAGATGGTTATAACGTTTATTTAGATTTGCTACCAGGTGGTGCTCAACAAATAGTCTTTATTGGCCCTGCTTTTGAAGAGCCGTTAGTTATTAACAACACGGCTTTAAATTCTTTAATTGAATCTAACACTTCGCTTGTAGCGCCTACTCCAGACATTAATAAAGATATGTTAAGATTGCTTACCGAGGTTGGTGTATTTTCTCCTGATATGGTTGGTGAAAACGGAGAGCTAACAGCTGGAGCTAAAATAACTGAAGAATATGTGATTATGAATCCTGATGGTTCTTTTGATTACGAGATCATAGACATTGGAAATGGAAAAGGTAGAAATACACTTAAATACGATTTAGATAAAATCGAAAAGAAAGTAACTCCGTTTATAAACGCTGAGGTTGCTGGTTTAATGAGCTCTGAGCAAGACGCGGTTGCAGCTTGGAACGTTTATATATCTAAAGGTACAAGTGTTGAAGAGGACGATCAGATGGTGCAAAACGCTAATGCTGGCGATAGTTCTTGGAGCTACACAGAAGACTTGCCACTTATGCAAGATAAAAAAGTTTTATTTGAAAAGAAATATAAAGAATACTTTATGAATAATTATCTGAAACAATTTACTACGAACCAGTTTCCTACGGTTCAGGCAGACGCTGCGGTGTTTGATTTAGCTGAAGCTAAAAAAGCTAAAGCTCAAAAGTTTATTGACGATAATAACCTATAAATTTAATTAAATGCTGTTAATAGAAAAAGTACAGGAATTACAAGCAATTCAACCTTCTCTTGATCCCAAAGAAATGAAAAGAAGGATTGCAGAATGGAAGAAGCAAACTAGTTATAAAGCGCCAGAAGCAATAGAGATTGAAGAGGTAAAGATAGAAGACTCCCCGGAAAAAAAGGATCCAAACGAGGAGTCGCAAAACAACACAGGGTCCGATCTTTCAGATTCTGGAAATGGAAAATCAGTATCAAAGAAATATAATTTTTTAGATTTATTAAAACCAAAAGATAATTTTAATTTCGGGTTTAGTCAGCCAAAATTTGATAAAGATTTTTTTAATAGAAAATATAAAAGTCTTACAGGTTATAACATAGATGATCTAGAACCTGATGAAGTTTTTAAAGGAGAAGGTGGTTACGAATATAAATATAAACTAGGAAAATCCAAAGATGGAAAAGCTCCTATGAATTTTTATGTAAAAAAACCTGGTGAAGAAGGATTTATTGATTTAACAACTAAGTACAATAAAATATTAAAAGAAGATCCTGAATTTAAGATAGAAAAAAATATAGAATTTGCTAATTCATATGCTTCTATTTTATCTGAAATGGGTTATTTACCTGAAGATGTTAAAAAAGATGTTATAGCTCAGCAAGAAAAAATTAAGAAAAAAAATGCTGAAATTAAAGCTTTTAACGAAAAACAAGACACTAGTAGATTATACAACGAGAGAGGATTAGAAAATTACAACAATAGAACAAGTCTAAACCAGGCTCCTAATTTTTATAGAATAGAAGAAGGTGAAACAACTGTTCCTGAGTTTTTTAACATGCCAGTGCCTACGCCTGAATCATACGAATACTATATTAAAACATCTGAGATGGCTGGTTTTATGTACGGGATTGATGGTGCTACTTCAAAAGATAAAGCTTTAGCGCTTATAGAATATGAAGATTTAGATTTAGAATTTCCTTTTTTATATTTTAAAGATAGCCAAAAACATAATAGTCAGCTAAAAGGTTATGATAAAAACCTACTAATAAATAAATTTGGAGGAGTTAAAGGACTTGAGCAAATAGGTGTTAATTCAGATGATTTTTTAGGTTTTATGCTTTATAAAGGATTTGCTGGAGACATAGTTGAGGCTGAACAAAGTGGTAAATTTAAAGATGAGCCTCTTATGTTTCAAAGACAGATGCAAGATTATGTAAATTTCTACATGCAGGAAATGGATCATAGATACAATACTAAGCAAAAAATGCTAGATGTTATATATGATAAAGATGGCAAGTACGAAGAATACAATATAACATCTAGTACTCCAAGAGCTATGTCTTTAAAGCTTCCTGAATATGGAAAAAGTGAAGCTAAAACTATTTTTGATTACGGCGCTTATGAAGCTTATGCTTCTGTTTTATTTCCAGATGCTTTCGCAAAAGACAAGGAATATTTAGCTGAAAAAATAAAATTTAATAATACTTTAGACAATAGGGGTGATGCTTCTTCTAAGTTATATGCCACGGCAGAAGGTTTAAAAAATATACCTGTAGCTTTTTATGAAGAAGCGTGGGGCTTAAAAAATTGGGTTTCTGATGTTGTTGGTGCAGATGATATTGCTGATAGAGGAAGAGGTAGACTAGCTGAAATAAACAGAAGAAGAGCTTCTTATCAAACTTATACTAATTTTTACGGCCCTACTTTAGAAATAGAAGGTAAAACTTATGCTATAGACAGAGACGATAAAAATGAAATCCTATGGAATGTAGATGAAGGTTACTCAGTAGTTGGTGATGCTTCTTATATACAAAAACTAACTGAAAGAGTAAAAAAAGAAGGTAAGTTTAAAAATCATAAAACTTTTAGAGGATATACTACTCAAGGAGGAACAGTCTTTGGTAGCTTATTGCTTCAAGTAGTTGGTACAAAAGGATTTGGTACAGCTTCAAAAGGGTTAAGATTAACAACTGGAGCAGCGCTTAATGGCTTTGGGCTAAACGTTGCTAAGTATAAAAGATATAAAGATCTAGCAACTGCGATAGGTGGATCACCTGCCTCCAAGCTTAAGCTACCTATAAAAACTTCTACAATAGACAATATAATGTTTCAAGGCATGTATGGAGCATATACAGGTCACGAAACTATATTGTCAGAATCATTAGGCGCTGGCTTAAACCAAGAAGAGGCACAAGAGCTTGCTAACACAGGGTCTTTAGCTTACGGCGCTTGGTATGCAGCCACTGGACCTATTAACAATAAAGGAGGTTGGTTTGATGATATTATAGGTAAAAGAACTCTTCAGAACACAGTAAAAAGAGCCATAGGTAAATATAAGTCTGAAGGCTACAATGGTTTTATGAATTCTTTTCAAAAATCATTGTTAAAACTAAGTTCAAAAGCTTCTAAGTTTGTAGAACAAGGTTTTGGAGAAACTGTTCAAGAAAATACACAGCAGTCTGGAGAGGCTTTAATAAATAGATATTTAAATTATAAATTTGATGTAGATTTTTTAGATGATACTTACACGAAAGCCGAAGTAGAGACTACTTCTGGATTATCTTTTGTTACAGCAGGAATAATGAGTGGTATTAAAATACCTAACTTTAAAGGTAATTCTAAAAACAATTTATTAGATTATCAATATATAGGAGAAAATGCCACTGAAGCTGAGAAAATAGCTTTAAAATTAGTAGAAAACGGTTTAGCTACGCAGCAAGATGTTACAGATATGTTAGAAAATGCTAAAGCTGTAACAAATCAAACACCTAGAATACCTAAATGGTTAGATGATAATCTTACTTTTGATGTAGCTAAGTTAATGCAAGAAAGACAAAATCTAGAAAACTCTAAAAAAAACATAGACAAATCTTTTCATCAAAATATAGATGATAGAATTGAAAATATAAACTTAGAGATTGACGGTTATGTAAGACCCGCTGCTGATGAGCAAAGAGCTAAGCTGCAAACTGGTGTAGAGAATTTTCTTAATAAAATTAGAAAAGCAAAAGGCAAGGTTGATATGGTAGAATTTGATACTACAGCCGAGGCTAATGCTTATAGACAAGAGTTATTAGAACAAGGTGGCAACGTAATGCAGTCTGATAACTATGGTGATATGGTTATTACGGGAGAAGGTAATAAAATTCTTATAGTAGATAATCAAATAAACACTGAAGACAACGTAGTTACAACAGGTGTTCACGAAGGTGGTCACTTTGTTCTTTCAGAAACAGTTGATCAAGATCCTGACGCTGCTAAAAAACTAGGTAATGCTTTAGTGGACGAAATGTTTGAAAACGAAAATGTTACTATAAAAAACAATAACATAAATAGAAGACTAGCTGGATATGCTTCGCAAGGTGTTACTACTCCTGTTATGATGGAGGAAATAATGATGATGGTTAGCGAAGGTTTAATAAATGGTGACATAGAGTTTAATGAAACATCTAAAACTAAAATAGGTGATTTAATAAGAAGAACTCTTCAAGATGTTTTTGGTATTAAGATAAAGTTTAAGGATGGTGAATCTGTATTAAACTTTTTAAGAGATTATAATAGAACTATAGAAACTCAAAGAGGTGGAAAAGCCATAGCTAGAGTAGCCACTGAAGGAGCTAAAGTAGATATAGCGGATCCTGGTATTGAAGCCGCTAGAAAAGTAGGTAGAGTAACACAAGAAGTTGACCCAGAAACAGGTGAAATAGTTGAAACTGAAATAGTGCCTAAACCAGAAGTTGAAGCTAAACAAAGTCAAAGAATAGATGAAACTGAAGAAACTCCTGAACAAGCTATAGAGAACAAAGAGCTAATGAATAAGATTGTTGAGGGAGATATTAGTGCCGCAGGCACACTTGTTCAAAAAAACGCTGGCTTAATACTACCATTGTTAAATTTTAATCCAGATATAACCACACAGAGTGGAGTAACATCAGAAGACGTGTTGCAGGCTGTAACAGACATGATGACACCTGGTATTGTTGATATAGTTTTCACTAAAGAAAAAACAGGTGAGCAAAGAAATAAATCACTAGCAGAAGAATACGCTAAAGAAAAAGGTGAAGTCAGTACTTTTTTAGGAAGACTGCGTTTTAGAAAAAAAGAAATATACACAGCTGCAGGACTTGATCCTAATAAATTTAATCTAGTTGCTATTGATTCTTCCACTAAACAAATAGTAGACGAAGGATCAGACCCTAAGCCTAAACCAGAAAAAGAAGTAGCTACTACTCAAGTAGATCCAAGAGAGTTTGGACCTGTTACCGAAGGCAATAAACTTAAAGACGTAGAGGGTATAGTTAAAGTAACTGACAAAGAAAGGTTAACATTTAAAAAATTAGCTTCTAAATACTTTGATAAAGTATCACAAGCACTATTTGGCATGCCTGGTAAAAAAGTAAAAGGCAATGTTAGTTTAAAGTACGCTGATGTTAAAGGTCAACCTAGTTCTTCTGAGGCTAGCAAGCTTCAAAATGTTTTTAAAAATGTTGAAGACGTTAGAAACTTTATAAAGGCTATGCCTCCTTACAATGTTGCTACGAGTCAAACAGTAATAGATAGACAGGGTAAAAAAGTAGATGTTTCTAAAGATGTTAGAGGTAGATCTATAGCTATAAATCCTACAATATTAAAAAAGTTTTATCAACCAGTTACTAGAGCTATAGAGGGTATATCAGACAGAAGTGGTAGAAGTTTAGGTAGTACAAGTCAAACTCAAGTGTATGAATTAAAACCAGAATATAGACGCAGAATAACAAAAGAAACTATAGAAGGTTTACAAAAAAGTCTTGGCATTACTAAAGGAGAATTAAGCGTACCCATAAAAGGACCAGCTAGAACAGAGTTTGGTTCTCTACTTACTGGACTTTCTAAGATGTATGTAGATAATCTTATAAACACTGTAGGTAGGTCTAAGCTTACTACGGATCAAGCTAAAGCAGATACTGGGGCTGGTAAGAGTAAAGCTATGGCTAGTAAGCGAACACAGGAGCTAAACTGGAAAGAAACAGACGAAGCTATAGTGGCTTCTTTTAAAATAGGTGATAGAACTTATAAAACAACTCTAGAAGAAACCGCTTTTATGGAATTTGACGAAGGTCAAACCTACCAGGACATAGAGGATATAGCTAAAGATTTAGATATACTTGAAGACGCAGAAGGAGACCCGATAGAAAGTTCTGAGAATTTTTACCATCTAGAATTTGGAGATACTGAGCTTGGAAAAGGTATAACAGGTAAAGGTAACGCTTTTGAAGTGTTCACAACTACCATGAACGGTGTTGTAGATTACTTAAAAGCTAATCCAAGAATAGAGGGAGTTGTTTTTACAGCTAAAGAACCTAGTAGAATTAGGTTATATAAAACCCTAAGCCAAGTGTTAGCTGGTAAACTTAATGGCAGCTCTGGTTTTAAAAACGACACATTTATTGTGTCAACTAAACCTGAAAAGATTAGCAAGCCAAGATCTATGGCCAGTAAGCGTATAACCGAGGAGCAAAAAAGTAAAGGTATAAAAGATCAAATCCATCAAGATTCTGGTAAAAGTTTAGTATCTAAAACCTTAAGTTTATTAACAAGAAAAGATGGTGTAGCCGCGGGGTTTGGAAACGCCACGTTAACTTTTATAGCAACTCCTTTTAATCTATCATCTGGTGGTAATTCCGCAAGACGCAACTACTTAGCTATAACAGACGCTAGTTTAACCAGAGATAAAGATCGGGTTAAAACTGAAAAAGCTTTAAAAGAAGGTATGGTTTTTGACTTGAGTAAAGTTAGAAGTAAAATAACTAATTTAGGTTTATCTAATTCAGGACCTCAATTTACCACTGATCAGTTGAAAGAAATGAGTCTAGTCGCTAAAGGCGGTAGTAGATCTTCTATAGCTAGAAATAAAGAGAAATTTGAAGCTTTAATTAACGGTAAAAATTCACTTTACGACGGTTTTTATAAAGCTTACGATGCAAATCCTGAGGCTAATTTACCTGGATTAAAACAAATAATATATCCAGCAGATCAATCTTCAAACGCTACATTAGGTAGAAAAATGGCTACAGCAGCTAATGATTCTAATAAAGGAGATAAAGTACCATACTTAGAGCATTGGTTTCCATATGGACAATGGGCTTTAACTACTATTTCTACTTTTGATATGCCTCAAGCCTCTAGAGATGCCTGGAAAAAATGGGCTAATGAACATTATTATCAAGAGAATATAAGTTCACAAACTCAAACAGCGGTAGACAAAACATACACGGTAAAATTAGAAGATGGTACAGAAGTTTCTTGGAAGTCTAAAGATCAAAACCATCCGCTTCTTGAAGAGCAATTGAGCAAGTTTAGAGAAACAGGAGATGTTAAGTACTTAAATGAAGCTAGTAGACTTTCAGATATAAGAAAATACCCTGGAGTACACACTGAGGTTAATCCATTTGTCCACGGTAGATATAATGTCACTGACGCAGCTAAGTATGGAATAAAAGTTTCTCCAAGCTTGCAATCTAATTTAGAGGTGCAACACGAAGCTAGTGCTATTATACATGAGGTTATAGTTGGTAATATAACAGAGATTGAAGCTCAAGAAAGAATAGAAGCTTTTATTTCTATAGCTCCTGGAAAGTCAATGGCTTCAAAACGTGACAGCGATTTAATTCCTGACGCTATAAAATATGACAGACCTATAACTGTGCAAACAGCTATAAACGCTTTAGAAAAAACTGATAAAGCCTTAGCAAACGGTAGAAAACTAGATCAACCTGTTAAGAAAATTAGAGTGTTTGATTTTGATGATACATTGGCTAGAACTAAAAGCAATGTGTTATACACAATGCCTGATGGAACTACTGGAGCTATTGACGCTGCTACATTTGCTAAAGAAGCAGGTAACATGGAAGCTGAAGGAGCTCAATGGGATTTCTCTGAGTTTAGTAAAGTAATGCAAGGAAGTAAAGGACCACTATTAGATGTAGCTAAGATTATAGCAGACAAACGTGGAACTAAAGATGTGTTTGTTTTGACGGCAAGACCTGCAGATGCAGCTGGACCAATTAAAGAATTCTTAGCTAGTATGGGATTAGATATTCCACTTGCTAATATCACTGGTTTAGGTGATGGAACTCCACAGGCTAAAGCTGGTTGGATTATGGGTAAAGCAGCTGAAGGTTATAACGACTTTTATTTTGCAGACGATCACACAGGAAATGTTAAAGCAGTTAAGGATGTACTTAGTCAAATAGATGTTAAGTCTAAAGTTCAATTAGCAAAAGCTAGTAAAAGACAAACCTTTGATACTGTCGTAAATGATATGATCGAGGATTCATCTGGTATTGAAGCTTACAAAAAATACTCTGCAGCTAGAGCTAAAACAGTTGGTGCTAGCAAAGGCAAGTATGCTTTTCTTATTCCACCATCTGCTGAAGACTTTACAGGTTTACTATATAAGATGATAGGTAAAGGTAAAAAAGGAGATGCTCAAATGGCTTTCTTAAAAACCAATTTACTTGATCCTTATAATAGGGCTGAGTCCGCTGTTACACAAGCTAAGATATCTGCTGCAAATGATTTTGTAGCTTTAAAAACAAAACTAAAAACATTACCTAAAACCTTAAGTAAAGAAACTGGTATTGGTAAATTCACTTATTCTCACGCAGTGCGTGTCGCTGCTTGGACTAGACAAGGTATGACTATACCTGGTCTTTCTAAAAGAGATGTTAAAGAGCTAAATGATTTTGTAAACAAAGACGCTAAGTTAACAGTTTTCACCGACGAGCTTATTAAAATACAAAAAGGTAAAGAATATCCAAAACCTGGTAAAGACTGGTTAGGTGGTAATATCACTACAGATATTATTGGTGGTATTAACAAAGTTAATAGAGCTGAATACCAGCAAGAGTGGAGAGAGAACATCGACATTATATTCTCTGAAGATAATATGAACAAGATGGAAGCTGCGTACGGAACTAGATGGCGTGAAGCTATGGAAGATTCTATACGTAGAATGAAATCTGGTAGCAATAGACCAATCGGAGGTAACAGAGTGACAGAAGGATTACTTAACTGGTTAAACAACTCTGTTGGTGCTGTAATGTTCTTAAATACAAGATCTGCGTTACTACAAACTATATCTGCGGTAAACTTCATAAACTTAGGTGATAATAATATAATAAAGGCAGGAAGAGCGTTTGCAAACCAAAAACAATTTTGGGGTGATTTTATGACGCTTATGAATTCTGATTACTTAGTAGAACGTAGAAACGGTCTTAAGATCAATGTAAGTGAATCTGAAATTGCTGATGCTGTAAGAGAATCTAAGAACAAACCTAAAGCAGCTATTGCTTTCTTACTTAGCAAAGGTTTTGTTATGACTAGATTCGCTGATAGCTTCGCTATTGCGTCTGGTGGTTCTACTTTCTATAGAAATAGATTAGAAGCTTTAAAGAAACAAGGTTTAAGCGATGCTGATGCTGAGACGCAAGCTTTTGAAGATTTTAAAGCTATAGCAGAAGAAAACCAACAGTCTAGTTCGCCTAGTAAAATTAGCCAACAACAAGCCTCTGCTGCTGGTCGTGTAATACTTGCTTGGGCAAACACTCCAATGCAGTATGCTCGTATACAAAAACGTGCTGCACAAGATCTTATAAATAAACGAGGCGACTGGAAAAGCAATGTATCTAAAATAGTTTACTATGGTGCTATTCAGAATTTAATATTTAACTCACTGCAACAAGCAGTATTTGCTTTAGGATTTGGAGATGATGAAGAAGAAACCGACGAAGCAAAAGCTAAGAAAAGAAATGACAAAGCTTACGAGGTTGTCAATGGAATGATCGATTCTCAACTTAAAGGTTTAGGTATATTTGGAGCAGCAAGTGTTGCTATTAAAAATGCGTTAATAACTCTTTATGAAGAGCATGGTAAGAAAAGTCCTAAATACGAAAATGCAATAGATGATTTACTAAGCTTTTCACCACCTCTTGGGTCTAAAATTAGCAAGATAAAAGGTGGATTGAGAAGTTTTAGCTGGAATATGAAGGATATGAAAGAGAAAGGCTTTAGCTTAGATAACCCAGCTTATATGGCGGGTGCTCAAGTTGTAACTGGTTTTACCAATATTCCACTTGATAGAGTTATGAAGAAAATAAACAACTTAAGAGGTTTAGTAAACGAAAGATCTTCACTTTGGCAAAAAGTAGCTTTAGGTCTTGGATGGGCAACTTGGGAATTAGGTCTTGGATATTACGGTGGTTGGGATAAAAAAGAACCTTTAACACCTAAGCAAGAATTGCAACTTAAGGTTGATAAAATGAAGAAAGACACTAACAAACCTGATCAAGTTAAAACATTACTAGATTTTGGATTAACTAAAAAGCAAATTAGAGAGCTTAAAAACGAAAATAATAGAGTTAAAAAAATATTAGAACTGCAAAAAAAAGATAAGAAATAATGGCAAAAATAAACCCTAAAACAGCTAAAGCTATGTATAAAGCTACTAGCGAAGCTAATAAAGAAAAAATAGCTCAAGAACGCTACGGTGAGTTTGGCTTTGATACTTTAACATATGATCAGCAGCAAGAAGTTTATAAAAACCATCCTAAGCTACTTAAAAGTGAAAAAGATAAAGGATCTGATTTTGAAGGCCCTTTAAGTATGTTAAAACCTACTTCTCCTTTTAGCAAAAGCCGTTGTTGGAAAGGTTACAAACCTGTTCCAGGAAAAAAAGCTTATAGTAAAGGTAGTTGTGAAAAAATTTAAAATGAGTATATCAGATATTAAAATATACGCAATGAATGCTGGAGCATTAGGCGTAACAACATTTACACAAATAGAAGACGGTTTGAAAATATTTCTATTACTAGTGACTATAGGTTATACTATATCTAAGTGGATCGAATTAAAAAAAGATAAATAATGGCGTATAAACAATCACCACTTTTCATAAAAGAAGAAGCTTATGAAAAATCAAATAAAAAAATGCGATCAGAGTATAAATCTGAAACAGGTAAGTCACTAGGTAAAAGATTAACTTCTGGAACTAATAAACGCCGAGTTTCGTTTGCATGTAGATTCGCAGGTATGGCTGGAGCAATGAAAGACGCTAAAGGTGAACCAACTAAAAAAGCTATGGCTTTAAAAAAATGGGGTTTTGGTAGCGTAGAAGCTGCTAGAAACTTTTGTCAAAAAAATAAATCAAAAAAATAAATCAAAAAAATTATGAGTTCACCATTTCAAAAAAAATTCTGTGGTAAAACACCTGGTCCTATCAAAAAGTTAGGAGATTTAAACAAAGACGGTGTAATGTCTAGTTACGAGCAAACAAGGCAAGACGCTATTGAAGCTAATTCACCAAACAATTATGGATCTCCATTAGAGCAAGAAAAATCACCTGGTAATGTAGGTTATTACAACCCCGAGTTTGAAGCTCATCCTTCTGAAAAGCTTCCTACACGACAAGAAAATCAAGCTGAACTAGACGCTGCTAAATTTGGATTGAGTCAAGCTAAACAAATTAGAAAAACTAGATTAACGCCTACGACAGCTAAACAAGCTTATGATCTTTCAAAACCTTATTTTGATGCAGAAGCTAAAACAAGAGAACAAAAAAGAAAAGATTACAAAACAATTTTAAAAGCTGGAGCAACTATATTTAAAAATATGTAATTAAATGCGTAAAATTGACAAGATCATAGTTCATTGTACAGCTACGCCTGAAGGTAGACATACTACCGTAGAAGACGTTAGACGATGGCATTTAGACAGAGGTTGGTCTGATATCGGATATCATTTTTTAATCTATCTAGATGGCTCTCTGCATACAGGAAGACCTGTTGAAAAGACAGGAGCTCATTGCAAGGGTCATAATAAAGGATCTATTGGAATAGCTTATGTTGGAGGGATTGATAAGGTTAATTTTAAACCTAAAGATACTAGAACTGAAGAGCAGAAAGAAGCTTTAGTATATATACTAGAGTATTTGAAGATACAACACGCCCACGCTACGATACACGGTCACAATGATTTTGCTAATAAAGCTTGTCCTAGTTTTAACGCAACAAAAGAATACGATAACATAACTAACATGTGGAAATAATGAAGAAAATAATAGATTTTTTAAAAGGTGAATGGAACTCTTTAATGTACTTTTTAATGTTTAAAAAAGAAAAAACAAAAATAAAAACTAAAAACTGTGGTACAATAGTACCAAAAACTAAAAAATAAAAAAAATGAGTTCACCATTTCAACAACAATTCTCAGCAAAGTCACCAATCAATCAAGAATATCCAAAGCTACCAAAACGCGGAAGAGTTCCTTCTAGATATTTTTATAATTCCGAAGACTATAACCCAACAAATCAAACCATTAGTGATATAATGGTTGAAGATAATGATTGGCAAGATAAACCAGTAAATGATCCAAAAAATATTCTTAACAGAGAGCCGACTAGAAAAGAGTATAATAAAGGTTATAGAGTTAAAAGAGAGAAAGATGGGTCAGTAACTCTTAGAGGTAGAAGAGGTAATAAATAATAAATAAGAAACAAAAATAAATAATATGAGTTCACCATTCCAACAAAGGTTTAGCGCCAAGTCGCCGTTATGCCAAAGAAAAAAAATGACACAATCTGTAGAACCAGCTAACAAAAAGAAAGAAGAGACTATATATTTGGCGCCGCCCCCAGAAACTACGGGAGGAAAAGGTTTAAGAAAAATGAGTGAAGCGGAGTTAATGATGCGAGACATATCATATCAAAACGACAGCTTGCGAAAACTTCCAAAGAACGACTTAAATTATTTGCCTACGTTTAACACAAACACAGACGAAGGTTCCGATGCTCAAGAAGTTTACTACTCCAACAAAAAAAATTTAAAGAGACTTAAAGAACTTGCTCGCCCAATTAGAGAACAATATGGGTTTTGAGCTAAAACAGATAAGGAACAAAAATAAATAAAAAAACAAAATTATGAAACCATTTACATCAAAACATTGTGCGCAGTATTTAAGCAAAACTTCACCGATTGAAAAATCAGATCCAACAAAAAAAATGACACAATCTTTAGAGTCAGTTGAAAAAAGAGATCCAAATAAATTTACTAGAAACTATAATGCAGCCACAGGTATAACACATGAGATGATGCTTGTTGGAAACCAATCTGTAACCCCTGGTTATGATTTTAAAAAAGCAGATCAATATAAAGCTAACGCAATAAAAAAATATGGATCTTTAGAAGCTTCTAGAGAATTCTATAATAAAAGGAACAAAATAAAATAGGCGTACCATACCTAAAAGTTCCTGTAACCAGAAAGGGCCCTCATTACGAGAGCCCTTTTTTGATTTACATACATACACTATGTATAGCATAATAGTGATTAACCATCACAAGCTAAACAATCTTCGTTCATTGCTTGTTGTGCTATATCTCCTCGTAGCACTGACTCTGTTCTCGTATAATACAAAGTCTTAACTCCTTTTTTCCAAGCTTCATGGTGTACTTTATTAAGCCATTTAGGCGTTGCTTCACTAGGAAAAGCTAAATTCAAACTAACTGACTGATCTATATACTGCTGTCTCAGTCCAGCTTGATTAACTAACTCTAATTGATTAATCTCCTTAAACGTCTTAAATACTTCTTTCGCAGGGATTTCGTGTGGCCCAACAGTAACCTCATCAAGCTCAGGCAGATCTTGAACACTACCACCATCCGCGAGAATTTTATTCCACGTATCATTATTATTTATTTTAAGTTTTCTTAATAATTTAAGTAATGTAGGATTTTTTCTTATAAAAGTACCTTTAGCCGACTGTTCTGTAAATACATTAGCAGCCCAAGGTTCTATACCTGCACTTACGTTTCCAGAGAGCTTACTGTTAGAGACAGTAGGAGCAACGGCGCGCAAATGAGTGTTGCGATAACCAGTACCAACACACCACAAAGGCTCACCATAAGTTTCAGCAAGCGCCATGGAAGCTCTTTCGCTTTCAATTTTAATTTGCGAAAATATCCTCCTAGTTTCAAACTGAGATAATAAACCTTCGAAAGGAATACCCTTCTCTTGTAAGTAAGTGTGCCAGCCGAGGACTCCCAGTCCCAATGCTCTCCCTTTCTGTGCAGATCGTATAGAATTCTCGAATCCGCGTAATCCTTTCGCTCTTTGAATAAATTCTTCCATAACACCGTCAAGAAACCATATGGCGTCGTAAATAAGGTTAGTGTTCTTCCATTCTTCATATTTTGCTAGATTTAATGATGATAAACAACATACAAAGCTGTGGTTTTCATCTGTGTGTAATGTAATTTCTGAACATATGTTTGTCATATGTACTTTTAACCCGTTTTCCTTATATGCTTTTGGATTTGCTTTGTTAACATTCCCTTTAAACATAATATACGGTTCTCCAGTTGCTTTTCGTTTTCTAAGTAATTTACTCCATCTAGTTCTAGCATCCGCATCTCCTTGTTCAAGGCGTCGCATAAACTTATCACCCACAATTGCACACTGATGTAAATTAAGCGATTGTCTGTTGACATCTCCTTTAGGTTCTCTAATCTCAAGCCATTCTTCGAAATCATCGTGTTCAATATTGATGTTAACCGATGCTGCTCCTCTTCTGACTGATCCTTGATTAGTAGCAAGAATTGTGCTATCATAGATTTTGCAAAAAGGTACGACTCCGTCTGATGTTCCATTACCTGTAATTTTAGCGCCAGCGGGTCTAATTTGATTAACTCCGATACCAACTCCACCGCCGTGCTTAGCGAGTAGCATCATCTCTAAATTTTTCTGTCCTATGTCTTGTATACTATCAGCAACATCGATACCAAAGCAGCTAATAGGCAAACCACGATCAGTGCCGGTATTAGATAATACTGGACTCGCAAGGCAAAGCCATCCGTTCCAAATATACTCGAAGAAAGTTTCTGCCATTTCCGGCTTATATAATCTACGAGCAACTGTTTTACTGACGCGCATGTATGCTTCTCTAGGTGACTCTCCGTCAAATAAATATCCCCCGGATATTGTCTTCTTGTATACGTCCGTATCACCCCACGTAGGGTAATCTTCTCCTTTTTTCCAATTTTCATTCCACATTTATGATAAATATAATATTGTGTAGGCTATTGCTACGTTTAAATTAACTGCTACTAAGTTCCATTGTTTTGCTACAAATACTTGAGGTATTGATATAACACCTGCTATAATATATGTAACGATTCCAGTTTGATCCGGTAATAAATGGGGAGACATCATCATAAATGCCGTCCCCATATATCCTAATCTACTCGATAATCTTTCCACTGGCGTCAGCTTCTTCTGCCTTACCAGATTCTTCAACCATTTTCTTCTTAAGGTCTTCGATCGCCTGTTCATAGTCGTCCATTTGTTTAATTGTTTCTAATGTTCCTACAGCTAGATCTTTTAGATAAGCTGTTTCATCTAATAGTTGTTGTACTACACCAATTAATGCTTGTACTTTTTTTTCTAATAGATCTGTTCTACTTTGTTTACTACTTTTCATATAAGTCTTTGTATATTTCTTCTTCTGTTATTAATATTTTACCAGATGTCTTCGAAGTCTTCGCCTTCGCCAGCTTTTGAGTAATCAGTTGGCCTAGTTGCGAAAAAATCAGTATGAGTGACCCCGCCGGTAAGATGATAGAACCAATCAAGATTAGCTGCTGCTTTAGTGTCATACGCAAAATACGATCCCAAGTCAACATAGCCAAGTTCCACAAGTTTTTCATTTGTTCTCTTTTTTATAAAATGTTTCAAATCATTTGCTGATATACCTTCGATATCACCCATCTCAAACATTTTGTCAATATATTTAGTTTCTAATTTAATCATTGTTTCCGCAGCTTTTATTATATCTTCTCGACATAAGTTTAGCAATTGGTTGTTTTCACTGCACATATCGCGGAATAGTTTACAACCCATTTTACTATGTAATGATTCATCTCTTACAGACCATTTCATTTGCTGTCCAATGCCTTTAAGCAAATTGCGTAACTGAAAAGAATACAGCACTGCAAAAGCAGAATACAAACTAACTCCTTCAGCGAACGCAGAGAATACAGCAAGTGATTTAGCAATGCCGATTGGATTATCACCATCGTAAGCAACAAGATTATCAAAACGCTCAGCCGTAGCAGGCTCATGTAAAAATGCTTCATAGTCTTCAAGTTTTAATGTTTCATTTAAATAACTGTAAGCAACAGCGTGTATTGTTTCTTGTGACCCAAACATCATAGCCATTTGCTGTATCTCGTGTTTAGGAAACCAACCAACTACTTTCTGCGTCCAATAATCTGATACCGCGCATTCCGTCTGTGCAAAGCCGAGTAAAATGTTACCGACCAGGTTTTTTTCTTTATCATCTAATTTTTCGTTCCAATCTTTAATATCGCTCTGCATTGAAATTTCAGTGTGTAACCAAAATGCTTGAGCTTGTTTTAACCAACCTTCTGTGTAGTAGTCAGGGTACTCAAAAGGTTTGTATGCTATTCTTTCGTCAAATAATCCCATTATATATTTATTATGTGTTGTACAGTTTTTAATTCGGTCTTCCAGGAATCAATATAAGCCATTATATCGATCTTTTTAGTAGACTTTGATACTTTATCCATATCATCTAAAACAGACCGTATAAACAGGTCTATCGTATGAAATTGTGTTTCTACGTCTTGATCCATTATTTATAAATGGTTAACGCAATGTCTATAAAAGGTATATACAACACGTGGGTTGTTTGTTCTGCTTCGGGATATGTTCTAGCTCCTATAACTATTCCAGGATAAAATCCTAATTCAATTGACCACAGTGCTTTGTTTTCGTTTTCTTTACTCATATTATATGTTTTTGCTTAATATTAATGGAGATTCATTATTTTTTCTTTTTATTAAATAAAAGCTTTGATTTTCTGTTATAATCAACGGCTCGTCTTTAAAAATTTTAGGATATTTATCTCTTACGTATTTTTCAATTCTCGCTACATCTAATTCCATATTGTTCTTGTAATTCTATTAATTCATTATATTTAACTTTACCTCGTATTTCCCAACTCCATTTGACAAACTTATCAATTTGGCGCTCAGCATACTTTTGTCTAGCTATCCTTTTTGCTTCGAAAGGATTATGCTTACTGTCTCGTCGCATTCTTTTTGATTTTGTGGTTTGTATAATGTTACATTTGGAAATTGCCTAACAATTAATTGCTTGAATAACTTCCAGCGCATAGGAAAACTTTCGTTTGCACGACCTTTAGTTTCTATTATAAAATCATCGCCAATAAAATCAGGAGTATATTTAATAGGAAGTATTCTTTTACAACCTCTATTTTTATATTCACCTTTACCATTAGCTTGTCTTTCATAGACTTCGTTTTCAAAATGAAAACCATTAAGTAAAACAAAAGTTTCTCCTTCATATTTAGATTTTATTTTAGCTTTTTTTAAAGCCATATACATATAACGTTCTAGCCCTGAGGCGAAGTTGATGCCATCATATGACACCTTCTTCGACTGCACCGGACCTTTTTTTCTACTTCGTTTTTTATAGGGTAGTCTCTTCATTTACTTCAATGTCTTTAACTATATCATTTAAAACAGTATCTAAAGCGTGATCTTCATCATAATGCAAACCATCGTTACCGTTTTGACCAATGATATTATTTCTATTAATCATAGCCTGTTCAATCTCATCTGACAAGCATCGTTTAGCAGCTTCAATGTATAGCAAAGCATCCATAAGCTCTTCTTGAACATCGATTAAAAATCTATTAAGATCTTTTTCCTCACCGACTATTTCTTGCATCATTGTAGCTCCGTACTTTTCCTGACCAATGATACTACGCTGATCCATTTTCTTGAGTACTGCTAGTACTATTTCATCTTTAGTGTCTATCTTCATTACAATGTTTGTTTTACAAATGTTCCATTTTCCATTTTACCCTTACGGTTAGCTATTTCTTGATATGCTGATTCAATACAACTTTCAATTTGCATACCTTCAAGCACAGCTAAGTTCGTAAGAACTACAACCATATCGCCAATAGCATCTTTTATTTCATACTTATCGTTCTTAAGCAACGCTTCAGCTAGTTCACCAGCTTCTTCCATAAGCTTAACATATTGTGTATGTGAATTACCTTTATCATAAATACCACGCTCTTGAGCCCAGTCTCTAATTAAAGGAAAATAATTAGTTAAATTAACCTGTTTTGGTGGATTATGATCTTGATTAAAAAAGGCTTCATAAAAAGCCTTGTTGTAAATATAGCTTCGATTATCGTTAAACATCGAGGTTCTAGCGTTAGCTAATATCCAAGGTATATGCTCTCTTTCTAGCTTAAAATTATATTCTGGTGTTTTCCACTCCATGCCTAAGTTGTCTATAAGATTACCTTTTAGTTTATTAATTGGCACTGGAAATGTACTTGTTTGTTCTGTTGGGTTTACTTTCATATTTAATTTGAATAGATTTTTATATAATGTTCTGTCTCTTTTGTAGCCATAAGACTTTTGAAGTTCTATTTCACGGTCTGATATATAATCTATATCGTCTGACTGTTCAAGAACTT